CGAGACGATGCCGACTGCGGCCAGCTGGCCGATCTTGGTGGTGATCTTGGCCCCGTCATCGACGGTGGCGTCGTAGGCGAGGCCCGCGCGCGAGACGATGGCCGGACCGCGGGCGACGACGATGCCCACGGTATCGGCCAATGTCGCATCGACAGCATAGAGGAGGATAGCCGTGGCGGTTTGCGCGCCGTCGGTGCCGCCGCTGGTCGCGAGCTTATACTTGCCGCTGGCGGTGATGCGGCCGAGCACAGCGCCGACAGGGTAGGGCATGCCCGCGAGCAGCGTCACCACCTCGCGGGTGTAGTTCGAGTTGACCTCATATTTGAGGACATCGCCCATTCTGGGCGGTTCCGTCAGGACGGGCATGGTTCAGTCTCCAGGATGTTGGGGGATTGGATGTGCCGGGATCAGCGCGAGGCGGCGGCCGATTTCTTCGCGGCCGCCACGATGGGGCTTTCCTTCGCCCCGGGTGCCGGGGCGGTGGCGATGATGCCCGCGGCATCGCTGCGCGCGGCGAGATCGGCCAGGACCTTGGCGCGCAATGCTTCGGGCTTCACACCCTTGGCCACGGCATCCGCCGCATCGATCTTGATGCCGAGCCGGGCGGCCTGGGCGCAGACCTGCGCAACCTCCGCCGCCTCGGCGCGGATTGCTTCGGGCGACATCGCGGCCGCCGCGGTTTGCAGCGGTGCGACTGCCGCTGGCGGGGCCGGTTCCGGCGGGGTGCTGGCGGCAGGCGCTGCCGGAGGCTGCGTATGGTCTTCGGGGGCAGTGGTCATCATCGGGCCCTTTCCTTTGGGTGGGGTTGTGCCGCGAGGTGCGGCGGCGAAAGCGCGGAAGGCGGTGACGGGATCGGCGACCTCGTCCGCAAGACCGGCGAAAACCGCCGCTTCGCCACGGAACACGGTGGCTTCGGTGCCCAGCGCCCGTAGGGTGTCGAGGCGTCGGTCACGACCTTCGGCGACGGTTTCGGCGAAGAGCTGGCGGAGGTCTTCGAGCTCGCCCGCGATCCGGTCGCGGACGGCCTCGGGCAGCGGTTGGTAGGGATTGGCATCGACCTTGCGAGCGCCTGCATGGATCAGCGTGACGGCGATGCCCTTCTGGTCCAGTGCTCCGCTCATGTCGCTGTGCATGGCCACAACGCCGATGCTACCCACTGCACGGGTGCGAGGCAGAATGATCCGGTCAGCCTGGGAAGCCAGTGCATAAGCGGCCGAAAGGGCGTGGTCGGCGACGAAGGCCTGCACGGGTTTCGCCTGACGCGCTGCTCGGATGCGGTCGGCGAGATCAAAGGCCCCGGCCACCTCGCCACCGAAGCTGTCGATGTCGAGGGCAATGCCTCGGATGGCCGGATCGGCGAGTGCAACCTGTAGCTGCGCGGCAATCCCCTCGTAGGAGGTGAGCCCGGAGGATTGCCCGATCCATGCGCCGCGGTGCACCAGCGTGCCCGCTATCTCGATGACGGCGATTCCTTCGACGACCGCGAAGGGCTGACTGCCGTTCCGCGCCTGACGGCTGGCCAGGTCGTCGCCAAAGAGCGAGGCGCGGGCGGGCAGGACGGCTGCATGCTGATCCTCGGCCGCGATCTCCATCCCCTCGATGCTGATCTCCCGGCCGGTGATCCGCGGCCCAAGCCCCGTCAGGAAGGCCAGCGCCTTGGCGGGATCGACCATCAGCGGCGTGTTGAAGACGCGCTGGGCGATCTGGGTGTGATGCATCATGCGTCCTCCGCGGGCCTGGGCTCCCGGTCCTCGCCGCCGTCTTCCTGATCGCCGCTGTCCTGATGATCCTGCCGCTGGCCCTCGGCATTGCCCGGCGTCGCGCCGCCGCCCGCCGCCTGCGCCGGGGATCCCGGCCGCCGGAAGTCCAGACCAAGGTCCGCCTCGCGTTTCCGTTCGGCCGCGATTTCGCGGTCCACCTGTTCGGCGTCGTAGCCGCGTTCGGCGATGGCCTGCGTACGGGATTTGAGACCCGCCTCGATCTGCAGAATCTCGGCCGCGGCATCCTTGGCCGGGTCGATCCAGTCCCATTTGGTGGGGAGCCAGTCGCAGGCGAGGTACTGCCGCTGCTCAGTCGCATAGCCCGGTAGATCGATGGCCCCCGCCAGCACGGCCGTGTCCATCCAGCGGGTCCAGACGGCGCGGCAGAGCTGGTAGACCATCACCGAATGCTGGAAGGCCGAGATGCGACGTCGGAAGTCGACGAGCGCGATCCGGGTGTTCGAGAAGTTCCCCTTCGCCGTGTCGCCTGTCAGGTAGCCATAGGGCACGCCCAGCGCCGCGCCGATCTGCAACAGCGTCCGGTACTGGAAGGGTTCGTAGGTGGAACCCGAGTCCGGCGTCGAAGGGGTTGTGACATCCTCTCCGGGATCCAGCCGCACCACCTGGCCCGGTTCCACCTCCAGATCGTCCTCGGCCGGATCGAGGGCGGTTTCCGGGGCTGGCGACGTGATGAACATCGCAAACATCGCCGCGGTTTTCTTTCGCTCCAGTTCCGCGTCGTCATAGAGATCGAGGGTGAAGAGCTTCACCACGGCCGCGGCGAAGCGCGACACGCCGCGCAACTGGCCCGCCTCGACCGGGTCGAGGATGTGGATGACCTCGGACGCGGGCACGCGCACCGTTTCCCCGGCCAGCCCCGGATCGGTACTGTCGCCCGGGTGACGGCGCAGGAAGTGATAGGCCACACGCCGCCCGATGCCGTCGAACTCGATGCCCTGCCGGATCGATCCCGCGCTGGGCAGCACGCGGGTCATGTCCTGCGGCAGCATCTCCGAGGGGAGCATCTGCAACTGCATCGGCACGGTCAGTCCGTCTTCTGTTCGCCTAGTGCGGATGCGCAGGAAGACTTCGCCTGCCAGGAACACCTCCCGCGCCGCCCGGCGCTGCAGCCCGAAGAAGTCGGTCAGCCCCTCGGCATCGGCCTCGTCGGTCCAGGCAAGCCAGAGCTTCTGCAACTCTTCCTTCTTTTCCGCGTCCGCGATCTTCGACGAGGGCTTGATGCCGTCGCCCACGACATGGTTCGCGAAGGCGTCGACAGCGTTCGCGGCGTAGCCATTGTTCCTGACCAGCCAGCGCGCCCGGGCGGTAATCGTCTCGCCCGAGGCGGCGATCAGCGTGTTCACATGCGCCCGCGTAGCACGGAACCCGCGCATCCGGCGGTGGGACTGCGCGGCGTCGAAGCCACCGATGATGGACCCGAGCCGTGCGCGGAAGGCGTCGAGGACCATGGTCACAGACCCTTCGTCGCGACCGTGCCCCAGCGACGGCGGCGGGCAGATGTGCCACTGGCCGAGGCAATGCGACCTTCGAGATCGCGAACGGCCGCCGCCAGTTCGGCATCCGAGCCATAGGTCACCGTCTTGCCGTCGTAGCTGACGCTGCGCAGCCCGGCGAAGCGGGCTTCCTGCAGCGCGGTCAGCAGGGCCTGCATGCGTTCCAGGTCCATCAGTCCCTCATGAAGTTCGGGGTGTAGGCCCGCCGCTTCCGGCGTGGCGTGGTCAGAGATCCGGCCTTGGGCTGGGCCGGATCGGGTGTTGCAGTGTCGGTAGCGACGGCCACTGGCAGGCGTGTTTCCACGCCCGCCTGCGCTTCCAGCCGCCGCCAGGTGGCCTCGTCCCACCGGTCGGCGCCAAGGATCCACGCTGCGGCGCGCGCATAGACCCGGCAGTCCAGCGCCTCGTTCCTCTCGCGCATCTTCTGCCATTCCTGATGGGCATAGCCGCGCTTGTTGCGGATCGTGACCAGCTGCTCGGCCACCAGCTGTTTCAGCCATTCGGTGTCGGCCCAGCTTGGGATGTGCACGGTCCCCGGCGCATCGAGAACGCCCAGCGCGCGATCCTCGTCCGAGGGACGTTCGATCCGCAGGAACCGGTAGGTCTCCGCCTTGAACGTCGCCGTTGCCACCGACCAGAGCCGCGCGCCGCGGCGCAGGCGTTTGCCGCCGATGGTGGCATCCACATAGGTCGGGCCCGAGACCGGTGCCGACCGGTTGAAGCCCTCAAGCCCCTTCAGCGGCGCCACCTGTTCGAACCCCACCTTGCGCGACCACGCGTAGACGGCCGCGGCCTCGTAACCTGTATCGATGCCAAGCCGCGCCACAGTCATGAAGGCGCCGTTGGCATGTTGCCAGGACCGGCCGAGCAGGGCCGTCAGCTTGTCCCATGCGGCCGGATCGTCAGGCCCGCCCGGAATGACGATGTGATCGACGAGCCAGCTCTCCAGGCCCCGGCCCCAGGCCCAGATATCGACCTCGATCCGGTCCCTCTGGACGTCGGCCCCGGCCGTCAGGAACAGCCCGGCCATTGGCACCATGCCCGGCTTCCACGCCTCGCGGCGATCCGCCAGCCGCTGCCATTCCGGCGCGTCGCCCGACTCGACCCATGTTTCGCCAAGCAGCGTATTCCGCGCGGCGCGCAGCGTCTCGTCCGACCCTTGCGCCGCCAGCCATTCCCGCGCGACGTCGGACCAGCTTTTCCAGCCGAGCGGCGAATAGAGCGCCGAGAGATGGAAGCCGATGGCCTTCGGATCCCTGGAAACCGCCGTCGCCCGCCATTCCCCCTTGGCCAGCATCTCTGTCTTGTGGTGCTCGGCGATGGGGCGCTCGCATCCCTCGCAATGGTAGGCCGCCGTTTCCGGCTTCCCCTTCGCCCAACGCAGCCGGTCGAACTGCAGCCATTGCATGGCGCCGCAATGCGGGCAGGGGACGAAGTAGGGTCAGGACTTCGGTAACGGGGGCTTATAAGTCAAGGCTTTCTCGGCATACGACATCTGCCGCTGGGTGTGCGGTCTTCGTCGACTCTTCACTCTGAGCCATCCTGCTTTCACGTGTGCCTTCGGCTGAGGTCCACCCGGGTGCATGCTTCGGTCCGTGGTCGGCGCGATGGCCGCCAACATGATGCTGGTTCAATGCAATTCCGATGTGCCCATCTCATTGGCGTGCTCGATGTGATCGGCATCAGTCCTGAGCGCGGCATCATCGGAACCGCGTCCCGTGGGGACCTCGAAGGCCCGCGATCAAGCGGGCAGCAGTCTGGCGTTTGCGCCTTCAGTCGGCATTTATCACCGGAGTATCGAAGCGGAAGTCGATGTCATCCTTCCACATGCGGTGCAGGATGACGGCGATACGCCGAGCCAGCGCAACCATCGCACGCTTGGCTCCACGACGGCGCGCAAGTTTTGCGGCCCAGGTTCTCAGCCATGTCGCTCGTCCGCGATGCATCATGACCGTGGCAGCCTGACACAGAGCGCGTCGAAGGTTGACGTCGCCCGCCTTGGTGATCCCGCCCGAGATGTCTCGCTCGCCCGACTGGTTGCGGGAGGGAGTCAGGCCGACCCACGGCCCTACCTTCTTCGAGGAAGTGAACCGGTCTGGATCATCGACCGCAGATCGATAGGTCAGTGCTACAACAGCGCCGATCCCGGGCATCGACATCAGCCGGCGGCAGACCGGATCTTCCTGCGCGAGTTGCCGGACATGGCGTTCAAGGCTCGCCAACTCTCGCCGCAGCGCTGATCGCGCGCTGAGCATGGGTTCGGTTGCCGCGACCAGCATCGGATTGCCAGCTGCCAGTTCACGGATCCGCTGTTCAAACCGGCCCCGCGATATGGTGCCTACCTTGAGGCCGAAGTTCCGCAGAAGCCCGCGCAGTGACATTTCCAGAGTGATGAACCCCTGTTGCACAGCCTTGCGGGCGCTGAGCACAGCGCGAACCTCCTGTGCAGACACCGATTTGCAGTGAACAGGCCGGAACCAGCCGAGGTGCAACAGACGCGCGATCCCTTCGGCATCACGCCGGTCCGTCTTGATCGGCATAGCCTTCAATGCGCCTTTCACTTGCCGCGTTTCCATCAGCACGACAGGTTGTCCTGCCTCTGATAACCCGCGATGCAGCCATTGCGACAAGGGGCCAGCTTCAAGCCCGACGGCTGCAATTGTGCCGTCCTGATCGCTGATCCAGCGCAAAAGCGCCTCGGGCTCGCTCGCCACCTGCGCCTCCTTCACGATCTTCCCATACTCGCTGATCACGCAGATCGCGGTCTTCTCCAGCGACACATCCAGTCCGACAAACAGCTTCATCCCGCAGTCCTCCCTGTGGCTTCGATACGGGAATGGCGCCAGCTTGCCCTTGACTTTGCAACGGTAACGGGCGGGTCGCGACGCAGGCCCCGTTACGGCATCTCGTTCTTGCGTCATAGCCAGAACATGACGGTTGCGGCGAGGGCTACGGCGGAGAGGAAGACCTTTGGGCATCTGTCGTAGCGTGTTGCGACGCGCCGCCAGTCCTTGAGCCGCCCGAACATGATCTCGATCCGGTTGCGACGTTTGTAGCGGCGCTTGTCGTGCTTGACGAGTTTGCCACGAAACTTTCGGCCTGGGATGCAGGGCTTTATCCCCTTGTCTTTCAACGCTTCCCTGAACCAGTCGGCATCATAGCCCCGGTCGGCCAGCAGCCACTCAGCCGAAGGCAGGCTACCCGGCAAGGCCGCCGCACCGGTGTAGTCGCTGACTTGGCCTGCGGTCATGAAGAACCGGATCGGGCGACCATCGGAATCG